CCCTGATCGCTTCTGGTTCGCGTTTTCCAACCCACGCCGCAACACCGGCTACTTCTACGAGGCGTTCCACGCCCGGCGCGCGTTCTGGTCGACCACGATCGTGGACGCCCGCACCGTCGAGGGCACCGACCAGAAGGTCTACGAGCGGATTATCGACGAATACGGGGCCGACAGCCCGCAGGCGCACGTCGAGGTCTACGGGGTTTTCCCCTCCGAAAGCGACGACCAGTTCATCTCCAGCACCCTGGTCGACGACGCCATGGAGCGCACACCCACCAAGGACTTGACCGCGCCCATCATCATCGGCGTGGACCCGGCCCGGTTCGGGTCGGACGCCACCGTCATCGCCGTGCGCAGGGGCCGCGACATCATCAGCATCCGCCGGCACCGCGGCGCGGACACCATGGAGGTCGTGGGCCGGGTGATCGAGGCGATCGAGGAGCACAACCCCGCCTTGGTGGTCGTCGACGAGGGCGGCGTCGGCGGCGGCGTGGTCGACCGGCTCAAGGAGCAACGCTACAAGCAGGTGCGGGGCGTGAACTTCGGCATGCGCTCCCGCCAGCCGCTGATGTGGGGCAACAAGCGGGCCGAGATGTGGGGCGCGATGCGCGACTGGCTCAAGACGGCCTCCATCCCCGCCGACCGGCTGCTCAAGAGCGACCTGATCTCGCCGCTGGTCAAGCCGGACAGCAAGGGGACGATGTTCCTGGAGAGCAAGAAAGACATGCGCGCCCGCGGGCTACAAAGTCCTGACGCCGCCGACGCGATCTGTGTTACGTTCGCCTTTCCTGTGGCCTCAACAGCACGTGTCGACAAAACCACACAAAGGCACTACGCTCCGACGCAATCCTCCTGGATGGGCTCCTGACGCATGGCCACCACCGCCAAGACCGACATTAAAGGTGACCTGCTGGCGACCATGCGGTCCCGCATGAACGTCGCCGTGGCGGCGTACGGCGATAGCCGCGCGGCAGAGCTGGACGATCTCCGGTTTATGGCCGGCTCGGCTGATAACAACTACCAGTGGCCTAGTGACGTCCTCTCATCCAGAGGTTCAAGTCAGGGCATGACGATCAACGCGCGTCCGTGCCTGACGATCAACAAGCTGCCGCAGCACGTCAGGCAGGTGACCAACGACCAGCGCCAGAACCGGCCCACCGGCAAGGTCATCCCGTCAGACGACTACGCCGACATCGAGGTGGCCGAGGTCTTCAACGGCATGGTGCGTCACATCGAGTACGCATCGGACGCTGATGTCGCCTATGACACAGCCTGTGACAATCAAGTCACATACGGCGAGGGGTACATCCGGCTCCTGACCGAGTACTGCGACGACAACACCTTCGACCAGGACATCCGCATCGGGCGCGTGCGCAACTCGTTCAGCGTCTACATGGACCCAATGATCCAAGATCCCACGGGCGCGGACGCCCAGTGGTGCTTCATCACCCAAGACCTGATGAAGGAGGAGTATGAGCGGCAGTTCCCCGACGCCTCGGTGCGGTCGATCCAAGAGCAGGGCGTCGGCGACCCGTCCTTGAGCCAGTGGCTCAGTCAGGACACGGTACGCATCGCCGAGTATTTCTACATCCACCACGAGCCGGGCACGCTGAACCTGTACCCCGACGGCCTGACGGCCACGGACGGCAGCCGGGAGGACAAGGTCGCCCGGCTGCTGTTCGGCAAGCCGACGCAGACCCGCAAGGTCGATCGCAAGACGGTCAAGTGGATCAAGACCAACGGGTTCGAGGTGCTGCAAGAGCAGGACTGGCCCGGCAAGTGGATCCCTGTGATCCGCGTCGTCGGCAACGAGTTCGAGATCGACGGTGAACTGCACATCTCCGGCCTCATCCGCAACGCCAAGGACGCGCAGCGGATGTACAACTACTGGACCAGCCAAGAGGCCGAGATGCTGGCGCTGGCCCCCAAGGCCCCGTTCATCGGCTACGGCGGGCAGTTCGAGGGCTACGAGGCCCAGTGGAAGACGGCCAACGTCAACAACTGGCCGTATCTGGAGGTCAACGCCGACGCTTCCGACGCGCTCGGTAACCCGCTGCCGCTGCCGCAGCGCGCGCCACCCCCGCTGGCGCAGACCGGCCTTATTCAGGCCAAGATGGGGGCGTCGGACGACATCAAGTCGACCACGGGGCAATACGACAGCAGCCTTGGGGCCACGTCCAACGAGCGGTCGGGCAAGGCGATCCTTGCGTGCGAGAAGCAGGGCGACACCGGCACCTACCACTACATCGACAACCTCGCCCGGGCGATCCGGCACGTCACGCGCCAGTGCATCGACCTGATCCCCAAGATCTACGACACGGCGCGCATCGCCCGCATCATCGGCCTAGACGGCGAGGTCAGCATGGCCCGCATCGACCCGACGCAGCCCGAGCCGGTGCGCAAGATCGAGGACGAGGAGGGCAACGTCATCGAGAAAATCTACAACCCGTCAGTCGGCAAGTACGACGTCGTGGCCGTGACCGGGCCTGCCTACGCCACCAAGCGTCAGGAAGCCGCGGAGAGCATGAGCCAGGTGCTGCAAGGCAACCCGGCGCTGTGGCAAGTGGCCGGCGACCTGTTCGTCAAGAACATGGACTGGCCCGGAGCGCAGGAGATGTCCGAGCGGCTGCGCAAGACGATCGACCCGAAAATCCTGGCCGACGACGACAAGTCGCCCGAGCTGCAAGCTGCCGAGAAGCAGATCGAGGAGATGGGCGGGATGCTCCAGCAGATGCAGGGCGCGCTCCAGAACGTCGAGAAGTCGATCGAGGCGCAGACGCTGCGGACCAAGGCGTTCGAGGCGCAGATCAAGGCGTATGACGCCGAAACGAAACGCATCGGCATCATGCAAGCAGGCATGACACCGGAGCAAATCCAAGATACCATAGACGGCACGATCGACGCCGCCATGCAAACGGGCGACCTCGCCCCGCAAAGCCTCGCCCCACCAATGTGAGATAAACCATGTCCCGCGTCGTCCCTCTCCCCGCCAGCAACACGGTCGTCGACAGCACCGTGGCTATCGTCAACGCCGACGGAACCGTCGCCAGCTTTACGGCGGCGTCCCCTGCGGTCGTCGTCGGCAACGTCGCAGACGATGCGGCTGACAGCGGCGCGCCCGTCAAGGTTGGCGGGCGCTACCAGCTTACGCCGGTCACTCGCTCGGATGGCGACCGCGTCGATATGCTGATGTCGCGGATCGGCCAGGTGAAGACGAACAACATTTACGCCCAAGTGATGACGGATGCGTTTTCCAACACCGGGGCGTATTTTACGGACGACACCGGCTTCCCGCGCATGGTCGGCGTTGGTAATTATAAGTTCAACGGCACGACTTGGGACCGGGACCGCAAACCTACCGCTGCCTCCCGCATCGTGTCGGCTGCGGCATCGACTAACGCCACGTCCGCTAAAGCGTCGGCCGGCGACCTGCACCGCGTAATGGGCTATAATGCGGCCCTGACGGTGCGCTATCTCAAGTTTTACAACAAGGCATCTGCCCCCACGGTCGGAACTGACGTGCCGGTCCTCACCATTGCGCTGGCCCCATCCTCGGCCTTTGAGCGTAGTCTTGACTCGTTTTACTTTTCGACGGGCATTGCCTACGCCATGACCACGGGTTCCGCTGACGCGGACACGGGTGCCTTGACGGCTGGCGACGTGCTCGGCCTGAACGTCGTGTATGCCTGATGACCGGCAAGACTTACCCCCAACTTACGGCTGCGTCTGACGTAGCCGGCACAGATCTTCTCGCCACCTACAGGACAGGCCCGCTCAAGCGGCTTTTGGTCAGCGATTTTGTTGACTACGTCAAAGAGGGCTGGTTCGCAGCAGTAACCGGTGAAACTGGCGTCATTAATTACGCCTATGCGCCGGGGGATGTGCGTCGATATGGCGTGTTTCCGGATGGCGTGACTAATTGGGAAACCGCGCAGCCCGCAAAAATGATTGCTATTTACGCAAATAGCTGTTTGCCGAACTTGACGATTTACTGGCCTCCGGGCGAATACAACACGTCGATGAACGTCGAAGGACCGACGTATGACGGGTCAAAAATGTTTTTCGACAACGCAATTTTCAACGGCATTGTTCATCTGATCGACGGCCTGAGTGACGTGGAGTGGCTTGGCACAATATCTACCTATGACCGTCACGGCATTACGTCGGGCGGGTCCACTAACTTGCGTTTCGGCAAGATCATCTGCCTTAACAACCCCGCGAAAAACATTGCGTTCCCTGGCGTTGGCGGGCGTGGCGTCCATTGGGTTGCCGCCTCAAATATCGTGTGGGACGAAATCGACGTTGTCGATTGCGCTGCTGCGTCAACGGTTCTCCCCGGCACGACGGGCAACCTGTCCGCCGTGTGGATTGAAAGCCAAGGTCTTTCCGGTATTCGGGGAAACATTCTCGTCAGGCAATCCCAAACCAACGGGGTTTTTATCAACGGCCTCGACCTAGACGTGAATATCCGAGTGGACGGGTATGGAGCGCAGGCCATTAACGCAGGCGGCGGCTCTCTTGAGGGGCTGACTACGGCCATGACCCAACTCGGCTCGGGGGTTATTCTCCACCGATGCACGGGCCGGGTGGGATATAAAGTGGCGCAATCCAATGCGTTGCCACTCGCAGATACTTACGTCGTGTTGGTTAGTGAAACCGGCACGAGCGCCACTCCGGCCAGCAGGGATACACCGCTGGAAATCACCTACCATGACGTGACGGTGGGGAACGGAAACCGGGGCGTCTGCATCGGCGCGGCGGAAGAGTCTTTTTCAGTGGTGAACACCGTGTTTAGCGGTGCCGCCAGCACGCGAATGCGTTCTGCTAACACTCTGGCAGCGACTTATGCCGGGTTTAATGTGTTGCCGCCACCAACTGCGGCGGCAGATACTTACCGCCGCCTTGTTGTGTCGGGTTCGTTAGAGTTTTCTAACTTTAGCACCCTCCAGGAGTTTAAGGCCAGCGCGGTTGCCGCAATGGGCAACAACAGTTTCGTCGATTTGAACATTGAAGAAATCAAAG